GCTCTTCACCTTCTGAGTTAACGAAGATACCAACGCCCTCCTTCGGCGTACCGGCGCCAGGCTCATCAAGCAGCACCGCAACATGGTCAAACATCATGTTGGTGGCGATCTCGTTGTACTTTTTACCCTTCGACTCGCCGTTGGCGGCGATACCGGAATACAGCAGGCCGGTGGAGATGTGGATCGGGTCGGAGTTGGTGCCGGCCAGCATCTCATCCAGGCGGTTAATCAGGCGCTTGCCCTTCTCGCTGGATTCGGCGTACTGGCGATTAACGTACATGTCGCCCGTCACCTTCCCGTCTTTGTGGCTGACGTTCTGCAGCCAGGCCCCGACGTGGTACTCGTTCACTGCCCGCACGTCGCGCGCCGAAACGTGCTTGCCGTCCACTCTGGGGTGGCCCAGCGGCATCGGGTTACGCTCGAGCGTGTTGTAGGCCTTTTCGATTTCAGCTGCCGGGTACAACTTCCGGTTCATCACAATATCGTCCACGACAGGCGTGATGCCGCGAACCACGATATGTGGCTTGCCGTCGATGGTTTCGGTGGTGATGTTTGAAGCGGAGTTGACGACGGTCAGCACGTTAACGCGGTTGCGTTTCATGCTGGGTCCTCATTAGGGATATCAGGTAATAAAAAAGGCCGCCTGAGCGACCTCTTTCCAAGATTTAAAACTAACTTTTAATATAGTTCATTATAAATTCATTATATTTTTCAAAGAAATCCGTCATATTGATCTTTCTCTCAATACTAGGGCAGCGCGACTTAATATTTGAATCAGAGGAAGTAATCAAATAAACCTCGCCATCCCTTTCAATTTCAACGCCAATTAATATTGAGTCTTGTATTTTATCACTACCTACCTTACCCAAATGAAGGAGGATTGAAAAAACAATGCTTTTATCATTTCTAGGCAATCTAAATGTTGGTAGGAATTCAATTTTATTAGTACCTTGCTCTTGCACTCCAAAACTCAGAACGGAATGGGCTTTTCCATCCTCATCAAATAAAAAGTCACCTTCACATCCTAAATATGAAATCAACCCCTTAGTGAATAAGTTGTAAACGCGACCAAGGTCCCACCAATAACCTTTTTCAGAATATATTTGATCCGTCACAGCCTGCCGCAATTCATTATATTTGGTCATAGGGAACTCTCATTTTAAATGAGCATTATCTTCTACTATCAAGAGGACTCTGACCATTGTTTTCTCTCATTTTTTAACCTAATTATTAGCCCTTCGTTGAAAATGCTGCCGTCGTCGTTGAGCAGCGCCGGGATCTGGCTGCAGTAGCAGTTGTACCGGTTCCCGTTCACGGCGTAGAAGTCGCGCACCTCTTCGGTGGTGTAGACCCTGCCGTGACGGCTGGCGTGCCAGCTGCGGGTTGTAGGCTTGAGGGCAGATAGCCACAGTAGGCCAGTATTCAGCCCCAGCCGGTCGGCAGCCCAGTCAGTTTCGTTCCATTGCGCCTGCCGCAGCGCGCCGACCTGTTCGGTCTGAGCAATGGCCTTGGCACGGCTCATCGACACATCGAGGCGCTTACTGATGACGCTGGCCGTTTCCCGCGGGTTAACCCCGCGCGCCACCGCATCGGTGATGATGCCTGTCAGGTCTGCCCGGGCGGCATCGCTGATCGCCTTCCAGTCACTGAACGTTGTCAGCCTGGCCGTCGCCACCTGATTAAGGTGACCGGGACTGCTTAAGAGCTGCTGTAGCGTCGTCTGGCTGGCGTACACCTGAGACTGTTGTGAGAGGTTGTTGAAGGCCTCCAGCGTGCCGCGCTGCGCTTCTGCGACGACGTAATCCATCGCCCACTGATTGTTCTCGCCACCGTCCAGCAGATAGTCATCAAGGATGCCCTGCACCGCCTCCAGCAGTTCCGCCAACTCCTGCGGCGTCATGTCGTAGATGAACTTCCCGGCGTTGACCCGGTAGAGCCGCATGTCCGCGCCGTTATCGTGGCGCAGGAAATGCCACTTGCGGCTGTTAACCTCCCGATCTCGCCCTGTCAGGCGCTGGTCGAAAAGAGCTTTCAGCGCCACCTTTATCGCGTAATACCGATCCTCAATGTTGCGCTCCATCTTGCTTACGGACTTACGCGACATTGTGGGGTCAACTTTCGACCGTGGTATCACCGGACTTTTCGGCTTCTGATTCTGGATCGGCCAGTGGGTCAGGCTTTGGCTTATTGCCATCTGGCGGCACCTCGTCATCAAGTTCTGGCATGGTTTGAAGCTCACCTGCCGCGCGTATCTCGTTTTCGGTGATAGCTGAGCGGCCAAATGCGTTTGTCGATTTAACGGCAACGTCAGCCAGCTTATCCATGTTGGCTATCTTCTCTGCCTGGCTCGGCGCCAGCAGATCTGACCAACCTACGGTGATTTCTTCATTCTGAGCCGGTGGAATAATGCCAAGCGTCCAGAAACGCGAAACCACATCGGTGATAACGTCAGTCAGGAACCCTTTGCGGCGGCTCATCCTGGTACGGCCCCAGCCTTTTGCATCCTCAGTGCTGGCACGTTCACCTGTCTGCATCCCGATCAGCTCTTTCACAGGGATAGGAACCGTCGCGCAGAACTCGCTCAGCGCGGTGCGCCAGGTTGGCTCAGGGTCAGCAACGGCCACAGAAAGCACGCTGGTATCACCCTCCTGCATGATGACGGCGCTATCTGTGCTGTCATTCAGGCGGCGAACCTGGTCATCCATCCCCTCAGAGAGTTGGGCTTCGCTTACGCCCAGCGCCCTTGCCAGCTGCGCAAAGCTTGTTTTGGCGCTGAAGTTAAAGTTGAGCTGTCGGCTGGCGTTCTTCAGGAACCCCTCCGCCGCACCGCCCGATACCTTCTCGAGGTCCAGTAGCTTGTTGAAGCCTTCTTCCAGCAGCGACTCGCCGGAATCAAGGCGCCCATCGTCCGATCCTTCAGCCAGGATGATGACGCGATCAGGATGAACGTTGATGATTCGTCCGGGCTGGCCGCTGCGTTGCTGCTGTACCGGAATTTCGGTGAACGAGTACATGCTGACAGCGCCATAATTCTCGCTGTTCTGGTCTTCGTTATAACTGACTGGGTCGAGTTGGGCTTCCCAGACCGGAATGAGCCGAACGAGCGCCCTTTCCTGGAGCCTTCCGACCATTGCCTTATCAACAGGCTCAGACCATGGCTTGCTGTCTTTCAGCTGGATCAGCAGCGCAGAGTAACGACCCACGAGGTTACGCTTGTCGGCACCCTTGATCTGTTTCCAGCAGCGTTTCAGCAGCTTGTTGACCCGCTTATCCCAGTCGGTTTGCCCGGTCGCATCCTTCGTCTGGTCGCCTTCATAAACTTCAGGGTAGTCCTCCCAGCAGCCATCAACCATTCGCGTCACCGCTGCGCCGGCTATAGCATTGCGCCGGTACGCACGATAAAAGTCATCGAAGCAAAGATCCTGAGGGTACCCAAATTCCTGATACAGGCGCTTACGCTTGGTATTACTGGTGCCATTGAACAGTGCGTTGACATAACGCATCCGCTCGCGATCAATGCTTGCGTTCGTGGCAAATTGTTTGTTTTCGCTTTCGTTCACGGTTTCCTCCGTCAGCGCGAGCGCACCAACATGCCGGTAATTTTCTGTGGTGAGTGCAATACTCGGTAGCGGGTGGCGTCCCAGTCGTGGTCTTCCTGCTGGGTGTCTACGTCATCAGGGTTTTTGCTGTCGCGAACCAGAACGGGAATGCGGCTAATCCAGCCACGGCAATGCTCGAACACGTAAAAGGCAGGCTTCTCCGGGATGCCGGACTCCAGCTTCTTGCCTTCAACAACAGCCTCAAGCATGTCTGCAAAAACTGAGGCTCCGTTGACTCGCGAGCCCGGCTTCTTATTGGCTTCAAGCCATTCAACACCCTGATTTTCCATTTTCTGTCCGATCGACAATTCATCGTCACCGGTGTTGAAAATGGCGCTATCCGCCGGGCCGGGGATAACCTCCGAGCAAATTCCCGGCACTATGTTCAGCTGCCCCTGAGTTACACCGTCGAGCTGGATCTCTTCCGGCTCGACGGCATCTTCACCTCTCAGGCGCTTATCAATCCACGCCACGCCCTTAGCGACGTTGGTGGACGACATATTCAGGCCTTTGTTCAGCTCGTCAGGCGGGCAGCCGTACCACTCGCCAATCAGGATTATCGAACCTGCCGGCGGGCAGAACTGTCTTCCATCAGGCAACTCGGCGGCAGTGCCATCAGCCTGCGCCCACCACAGATTAGAGAATGGCTTCGACTCACCCCAGTCATGCGAGCGGTCTACTGTCCAGCTGTCCGGTATGCGGAACGGCTTAATGACGTGCATAGACTCATTCCACAGGTGGTCAAAGCGCCCGCCGCTGGTCACATCCCATGAGCCCTCTACCCACGCTTTGCGTCGGTTAGGGTCTTTTATGGCCATCAGGGTCGCGATGTACTGCGGGTCGAGGTACGGGTTCTCTTTGAACGATCCGTGGATAGCCACGCGGGTCAGCGTGATTTCCTCTTCGCGTTCAGTCTGGGGGTTGAATACCATTTGCCTGTCGCGTTGAACGGTCCCGCGAGGCGCTGGCTCAATGAAACGCTTCTTAACCCAGGTGTGGCCGATGCCAAACGGGTTTGTCGTGCTGAACGTTTCCAAGGGGATCGGCTTCAACAGGCTGCCGTCCGACAGTGGGTAGTTTTCTGGACGGAACGACGAGCGTCGGCAGGAGAACATC